TACTACTTAACTAATAAAAGTATTACAGTGTTTTCAGAACGTAAAAGTTTTGAACTTTATTTGTTTTCAGATGACATTAGAAAGTACGGAATAATTAAGGCACTGAATGCACGCGAAAATGAAAATAATTAGTTGACAACTGCGTAATTTGAAACTATAATATATACATACTTTTTAAGTATGCCTGCTTTACTTAATTACAAAACTTTTAATCTTCCTTACAACACACTACAAAGGTAATACAAATGAGTGAAATTTCAAATCGTACTATTGGCCCAAGCAGCACTAAAAAAGCGTTACGTAAAGCGTTTTCTAGCAAACGTCCTGTATTTATTTGGGGTCCTCCAGGTATTGGTAAATCAGACATTATTAAACAATTAGGCAAAGAAATGCCTAACACATTAGTTAAAGATGTGCGTTTAAGTTTGTGGGAGCCAACTGATATTAAAGGTATTCCATTTTTTGATTCAAACAGCGGCACTATGCGTTGGGCTCCTCCTGCAGAATTACCAGATGACGAATTAGCAAGTCAATATGACAGTATCATTTTGTTTTTAGACGAGATGAACTCTGCGGCGCCAAGTGTACAAGCGGCATCATATCAATTAATTTTAGATCGTCGTGTTGGCACTTACCAATTGCCAGATAATGTGTTAGTCGTTGCCGCAGGTAACAGAGAAGCAGACAAAGGTGTTACTTATCGTATGCCAACTGCGTTATCAAATCGTTTTGTGCATTTGGAAATGGCAGTTGATTGGAATGACTACTTTGACTGGGCAACCGAAAACAAAGTTCACAAAGATGTTGTCGGTTTCTTAACTGGAAACAAACGTGATTTACACGACTTTAATCCAAAAACAAGTGGCCGTTCGTTTGCAACGCCTCGTTCATGGTCATTTGTTAGTGAGTTATTAGCAGATGACGACTGTGACGAGGAAACATTGCTTAACTTAATGTCAGGTGCAGTTGGCGAAGGATTAGCTATTAAATTTAACGCACACCGCAAGATTTCAAGCAAATTGCCAGACCCAACTGATATTTTGTCAGGACGTGTAAAGAAAATGGAGTCTAAAGAAATTTCTGCAATGTACTCTTTAACTATTAGCTTATGTTACGAGCTAAAAGATGCATGCGATAAAAAAGCCAAAGACTTTAATGCACAAGTTAACAACTTTTTTGACTTTATGATGACAAACTTTGAAACTGAGTTAGTTATTATGGGTTCAAAAATTGCGTTATCGTCGTACAAACTGCCATTAGATGTTGACGAGATTGCATGCTTTGAAGAATTTCACACTAAATATGGCAAATATATTTCGGCTGCAACTGGCTAAAATGTAAAATAGATTGACACCGCCTACGGGCGGTGTTATACTTTATACATATTAACAACATTAGGAAATAAAATCATGTCAAGTTTAGACCCAATCGTAGATAAAATTATTGTTGCTCGCGTAGGCCTGTTGTTGCGTCATCCATTTTTTGGTAATATGGCAACACGTCTTAAAATTCAAGAAGGATCAGAATGGTGCAAAACTGCAGCCACTGACGGTCGTTCTGTATTTTTTAATCGCGAGTTTTTTCAAAAATTAACAATTAAAGAAATTGAGTTTGTACTTGCTCACGAGATTCTGCACAACGTATTTGATCATATGGGTCGAAGAGAAGGCCGCCATCCAAAAATTTTTAATATTGCCGCTGACTTCTGTGTAAATGGGCAATTAATACGTGATAAAATCGGTGACGCAGTAACAAGTATCCAAATTTATCACAATCCGGATTATTACGGTATGGGTGCTGAAGAAATCTATGATAAGATTTTTGATGAGATGGATGAACAAGAGTTAGATGCACTTGGCCAAATGCTTGACGACCATATTGATTGGGAAAAAGAGGACGACAAAGACGGTAAGCCGTGTTACTCAAAAGAAGAATTGCGTGCAATACGAGACGAAATACGTGAAGCAACTATGCAGGCAGCACAGGCAGCTGGCTCAGGTAAAACGCCAGCAAGCATTGCACGTTTAATCGGCGATCTTACACAGCCAAAAATGAATTGGCGTGAAATCCTACAACAACAAATTCAAAGTGTAATTAAAAATGACTATTCATTTTTACGTCCAAATCGAAAAGGCTGGCACATGAATGCAATATTGCCTGGCTTAAAATTTGACAACACAATTGACATTTGTGTTGCAATTGACATGTCTGGCTCAATCAGTGATGCGCAAGGTAAGGACTTCTTATCTGAAATTAAAGGCATTATGCAAGAGTATCAAGATTTTAGAATAAAATTATGGTGTTTTGATACTAAAGTGTACAACGAACAAGACTATGACAGTTACACAATGGATGAGTTCGACGAGTACGAACTAATGGGCGGTGGCGGCACTGACTTTGATGCTAATTGGGAATATATGAAAGAGCACGACATTAATCCTAAAAAGTTTATCATGTTTACAGACGGCATGCCATGGGATTCATGGGGCGACGAACAATACTGCGATACTATATTCATTATTCATGGCTCTGAAACAATTGTTCCGCCATGGGGCGAATATGCGTATTATGAAGCAGTCAAGGAAACAGCATAAATGGCGTTAAAAAATGGCAAACCCAATCCTTTAAACTTTTTTAAATTAAGAAGGGTTGAGTTTGCTTGTCCTCATTTTAAATACATGACCATTGATCGATATCATCCTGCACAAGTCAGAAATATCGATCAATGGATTAAATCAAATTTAAATAATAGATATTATTTAGGCAAACACGTTGTATTAGATTCACAAAATACAATCGTATATCATCTTAGAATTGGGTTTGAATCAGAAAAAGAGATTAGCTTTTTCACAATTGCATGCCCGCATATACATACAAGATAATTATTGTAAACACACAAGGAGAAACAATATGACTGAAAATACACAAGAAGCAGTACAAGAAACCGCAGTAGAAGAACAATCAGGTGCAGATCTTACTATTAATGATTTAAACGCATTAAAAACTATTATCGATATTGCAAGTTCACGCGGGGCATTTAAACCAAATGAAATGGTTGCAGTTGGTCAAACGTACACTAAATTATCATCTTTCTTAGAGCAAGTTGCTAAACAAGCAGAAGCAGCCGGAGCAGCAAAGTAATGGCAGCACTAAAACATGTCGGTCGTGTTAAAGCAACAGGCAAAAAATGTATTGTTGCGTATAGAACATTGCCAGGTGATGCGTACAACTGTTTAATTGTACCAACAGAAAACTTACCTGACAGCTATCATGATGCAATTATTAACTTAGTAGAAAGTAATGCCGGCCAATCTGCATACGAGTTTGCAGAAACAATGGCTCGAACTAACTTTCCAGATGGTAGTATAATGCTTGCTGCACTACACACCCAAAATAGAATGGTCAAAGTATCAACCGATCAAATTGAAATGTTACCAACTAATTCATACGCTATTTTGCTGTCTGAATTGAACCAGGTAATTGCCGAACAACGTGGGGTAGCAGTCGATAACTTAGCGTTAAGATCAGCTGATGTCGAAAAAGCCGAAGTGTTAGATGTAGCTAAAGTTAGCAAAGTTCCGCCTTCGACTGAAGATTTTTCTAAAACAACCTCTGCAAGTATTAATGAAGCCGAAGTTGTAATTACCGAATATACAGATCCAGTTGATGCTGCAAAGCATTATCGATCGCAAGCAGATAAACTTGCAAAACAAGCAGCAAATTTTCGAAGACTTGCTGAAGAGTTAGTCCCTGCACCAAAGAAGAAAGTAAAGAGTGATTAATCAAGGAAAGATTTTACCACAGGAAGTGGTAGACCTTTGGCCTGAAGTATTTGAGGGGATTAAGATTAAATCTTTACCCCTCAAATATTTAGAATCAGTTTCGATAAATTTTAAAGATGGAAAAAGTTGGGAAGTTAAACTAACAGCTAAAGCAAAAAAAGACGGATGGGATGTTTTTTGTAATAGTTTATCCGAATTGCTTTTATCCTACGAAGATCGAATTGATGATATTGACTTCAAGCTAAACACAGTTAGAGTTAAAAAAGACATCGAACGATCTACTTCTAAATTCCTAAAAAAACAAAAACTATGACAGTAAAAATAGTATCATACTCGCAACCAACAGAAGAATTTGCAAACCAAGGTATTGCAGATGCACAGGATTTAATTGCATTTTGTGCAAGAGTTTCTAATCCATCAAATCAATTTAACACCGAAACTTCAGATAAATTGATTCGATATTTAATTAACCATAAACATTGGTCACCACTTGAAATGGTAAACATTTGTTTAGAAGTTGAAACTACCCGTGATATCGGTAGACAAATTTTAAGACATGTTAGTTTTCGTTACCAAGAATTTAGTCAACGATATGCAGATCCAACAAAGGATCTTAATTTTGTAATTAGAGAAGCACGATTACAAGATACTAAAAATAGACAAAACTCAGTCGAGCTTGATATGACCAATGCAGATCATAGAGAAATCTCAAAGATCTGGATTGAAAAACAACATACTGTAATTAAGGCTGCAAAGGATGCGTATGCATGGGCAATTGCAAATAACATTGCAAAAGAACAGGCTAGAGTAGTGTTGCCCGAAGGCAACACTGAAAGTAGAATGTATATTAGTGGATCGTTGCGTTCATGGATACACTTTATTCAAGTACGCACAGACGCATCAACTCAGAAAGAACATAGATTAATAGCGTTAGAATGCGCTAAAGTTATTTCTAAAATATTTCCAATGGCTGAAGAGTTTGTACACAAAGAATCAGAAACAACTAGTTGAAAAATTATTAATTAACAAATTCTTTAATATATTTAGATGATTCGAATTGTATTCGAAGCCAATCAAAATCATTAATCATTGCAAGTGCCAAAATATTTTTGGCATTTTTTTGACCGTAATCTTTGCCTGCGACAGCTCCGGCAATTGCAAAATTTCCAAATTGTGTATCAACACCTACAGTACACCAGATATCTAATCGAATTTTTGATTCTTGATTAATCTGACCATCAATTAATCTACTGCTTAGTTTTACACATTCTCTAAATGCAGATTTCCAGGTATCGAATGGGCTAGTATCAAATGCAGTAATATTTGAAATTTCGGGCATAACTTTAAATTCTGAACTAATTGCAGTTGTCATATCCGGAGAATATACATCAACATTTAATGTTAACTCTTTTGGAAGCAATTTGACGCCACCGTAACCGTAGACTAAATCGTTAATAGGGTTTTTACTACTCCAGGTATACACAATGTTCATTTCATTTTTTGATATTATCATATCAAAATTAAAAGTTTCTTCAATAACTGCATCACCGTCTACTACCCAAAACATTGGCGATGATGCAAGTTTTGCTGCTGCGATATGTGCTTGATGAATACCTTTAACTCCGTGTACACGTTGAGCATACGGAAACCGTTTAACTAACTTGTCAAAATTGGCATCGGCATTTGATTCGTTATAGCTAATAAAGACAATGTCGTACCAACCAGTTTTACTTGCAACAACTGGCCATTCCTTTCTATCAACTGGAAATCGGTGTTCAATTTCTTTTTGTGATAAAACTGCATGCGTCGAACATAAAAATACGCCATTATATGTATCGGAATTATGAACGAATGCGTGGTTTTGATATCTATCAAAATCATACTTAGCGTTCTTTTTAGAAAAGAAAAGATCGAATTTAAAATCATCAACTGCTTTAATATTGCAAGATTCCATCCAAAACATTTCAGTAGTTGTATGATCAAGAGCATACAGGTATTCATCATACGAATCTATTACAAACCTATCATAGGATTTATATGTGCTTGCAACAACTGGCCATTCCTTTCTATCAACTGGAAATCGGTGTTCAATTTCTTTTTGTGAAATGAAAGTATGTATCGAACATAAAAATATGCCATTATATGTTTGTTCGTCATCTTCTAAATGTAAAAATGCGTGATTTTGTTTTCTGTCATACTCGTATTTTGCGTTCTTTTTAGAAAAATACAAATCAAATTTAAAATCATCAACTGCGACAATATCTTTTGATTCCATCCAAAATAATTCAGTAGTTGTATGTTCTAGTGCATACAGGTATTCATCATA